ATCGTGAAGTCGGCTAGGTGCTGGCGAAGCTCGGATCTATCCACTTGCTCTCCCCTACTCGCTTGTGTAGAGTGACGGTAACACAGCGGGATAGGGGCTGCAACCCGGAATTCGGAGGAGACAACGTGGATCTTATCGACCTGAAACAGATCGCTGCCATGTTCGGGGTGTCGGACGCGGCGGCCCGCATGTGGCGCTACCGGGGCCTGCTGCCGGAACCAGCGCACACGTCCGGGCCAGTGTGGGACCGGGCCGTGATCGTCGAATGGGGCATCGCAGCGGGGAAGATGACACCGGATGGGACTGTTCTCCGGTGGGACCCGAAAGGCAAGGTGTGGAAATGACCGTAGACCTCGCCGACCTGTGTCCTGCCTGTGAACGGTTCGCGCTGATAGTCGAGCAGGTGTCGGAGGATTTGCAACGGTGGGTGCTGGTATGCGCCGATTGTGGCATCGAGATCGAGACAGGAGAACTTTGCCGATGATAGGGACAATGACAGAACGGTTAGCGGCGTTGAAGGCAGCGGCCCTGGCGGTGATCCACGAGCCACCGACCGACGATGAGCTGGCAGACACAGTCGGGGCGATGCGCGAAATGGAGGTGCTGTTGGCCGACACACGCCGCAGGTGGGAACGCATCGCCTACGAGTTGCCACCAGTCGAGTCGAAGACTCGTGGTGAGCCACCGACAGTACGGGGCCGTGAATATGAGCTTGTGCCGCAGTACAAGATCGAGCGGAGTTTCAACACGCCTGCGATTCTGGTCGCGATCCAGCGGGTCACCGAGTGGGACGCGTGGCAAGTGTTGCTGGAGGCCCGCCGGGCCGATGCGGTGCGTTGGACATGGCGATGGACGGACCTGAACAAGTTCCTGTCCCGCCTGAATGTGCCGTTGCACAAAGCATATGTGGAAGTCACAGACGACGACGGCACCGCTGCCCCGATGGTCGGCGAGGTCCGCAAGGAGGCCGGGGTGAAGCGGGTCCCCATCGACCCGAAACCGGACCTCGAGGTTGAGCCGCTACCGGAGCCGCCGCCTGACGACGATGGGGAGGGATGATGGCCGAGTTCGAGAAGTCAGCTAAAGCGTGGGTCGAGATGCTGGCGGCGTTGCCCAACATTCACGCCACCGAGAAAGCCGACGTACCAACCAAGACGGGGGGCCGCTACAGCTACGCATATGCGAATCTGCCCGGGATACTCGAAGTCGTCAAGCCGGTGATGGCGAAGCACGGGTTTATTGCCACCCAGGACGTGACGATGAGCGACCGGGGTGACCCGGCAGTGGTCACGATCATCGACCATGACAGTGGTGAGCAGCGCCGCTACGGACCGCTTGTGATCCCCGGTGGCGGTGGCGCCCAGACGATCGGGTCGGCAATCACCTATGCGCGCCGCTATGCCCTGGTTGCAGCGTTGGGTTTGGCGCCGGATGAGGACGACGACGGCCGGGCCGCTCAAGAGAGCTCCACCAAAGAGGCTGCAAAAGACCCGGTTTCGCCGCAGGCGCATTACGAGAACGCAGCGAAAGAAGAGGTGTTTCGCCTGGTTGGCAACGACATCGAGGAGGCTGCGACCGCTTGGCCACTCGTACTCGAGAAGGCCGGCGTTGCTGAGGTGCAGTCACGGGCAGCACGTGACAAGGTGATTGCTGCGGCCAGAGACATGTTTGCCGTGGAGAGCGACGGAGGCGACGATGCAAAGTGATCATCCTGCCGAGTTGGTGGCGGCCGCTAAGCAGATACGTGCCGCGGTGGAGGACCCGGGACCGCACCCCGAGTTTCATCGCCGGGTGTTGCGGAAGCATCGGGCCGAGTGGCCGACTCTGTGGGAAGCTATCGACCGGTTGCTGGAGTTCACGCCGTGAGGAACGGCAATGGCTAAGCGTGTGACGGTGACCCTCCCAGACGACATCTACGACGGGTTGCGCACGATCGGGTCGGAGGTCGAGTCGTCCCTCGCCGGTCAACTACGGCGGGGTGCCCGCATGTTGCTCACCGACCCACCCACCCCGGATGCGGCTGCGGAGCACTGGAAGGTGACAGGCCGCAAAGAGGACGCCTCACATCTAGTCGAGTCGGGTGCAATCGAGATCTTGACGGCCCGCGCGGTCGGGATAGCGCAGGGTGCACACATCGTCTCAGATGGTGCACGGAGACTCCTTGTGGCACCAGATGGCGCATCATCGGGGTTGCGCCGCTCTCTGACGATCTCGGAGGCTCTCGTAGACATTGAGGCGGGTACCGTTGACCCGGTCGCGTACGTGGCGGGGTGTTTGTGGGTGGCGGGTTTGGGTGTGTTGGGGTGGGACGATAGGAGCAGCGATGAATAACGAAAATGGAGTCATGCGATGAAAGCAGTCATAACCGAAAACGAGTGGGAGTCATACAACATTGAGGTGACCCCGCCAGACGGGATGATCGAGGATTATGGCATAGAGATCCCCGATAGTTTGGTTGATGAGTATCGTCGCCTTATCGACCAATGGTGGGATCATCAGAGCCGATTGAGGGCCTATATCGAGTCCATCGAGCCCGACGGTGAAGAAGCTGGTGAGGATTGGCGAGACGTAGCGATCTACCAAAATTGCACATGGGCGCAGCTTGCCGCACGGGCCACATGTGCGCATGACCAGGCTCTGCAATGGTTGGCAGACAACCCACCCGTACTCCTAAGCCGCGGCTTTCCCCGTGGAAAGACTTGTGTTACGTGCGGGACGTATGTCTTGCGACCGGAGCCCGACGATGTCTGAACGTCTCCGTGTCCCCTGTGTACATTTGTGGTGGGAGCCGCACACGATCATCGGCAGCGGCGGGCAGCACTGCAAGGGTGGGCAGGCGCCGACAGTCGACGAGGTAGTCGAGTGGCTGGGGGTGCATCATGATGAGGTGATCGAATATTGGCGGGAGAAGCCCACAAGACAGCGGGGTCGGTGGATTGCCGCGACGGCCGACCTTACAGATGCGGAAGGTGACGGAGGTAAGTGATGGGAACGGAAGCGAGAAACCTAGCCCGCAGCCATGACGGTAGCGTGATCCATCGGGCATCATGTCGGCACGCCCGCATCCCTTGGAGTTGGGCCGACGCCGTCACCGACGACGAGCTATTGAGAGCCAAGCTGCGTCACGGGTCGCGCGTTTGTAAGGTGTGTGATCCGCCGCGGACGCGCGATCACAGGTGAGGCAGGACAGCAATGAGCCACCACCCGATAGCGGCCACGATGGTTCCGGTGATAAGCAGCTCAGCTAGGAGGAGCTGCCAGCGCGGCGGTCTCAGTAGCTTGGGGTCTTGGCTCGGCCGAGCAGCCAACCGGCGGACGGCCAGCGGGACTCGACGAGCCGCACCAGCGCATACCACACGCCGGTGAAGGTGCCGGTGAGTACGAGGGTGAGTGCTTCGCCGTCGACGTCGATCCCGACCGCGAGCAAGCGTGCGAGCACGTAGCCGGTGACGGAGGGGACGACGGTCCTGATCCATGATGTTACGAGGTCGGTCATGTTCGCTCCAATCGGACAGTGGCACCGTAGGGGATGCCGCTACTCGTGTCATTGTCGGTTGCTTCGAGGGCGGCCACGCGCTTCTCAAGCGGGGCAACAAACTTGGCATAGAACCACGCGATGTCCTCCCGGTATGCCTCGTAAGTGCGGGACGCCGGAACGGTCGAACCGCCCGCCGCCAAGTATTGCGCCCAAGGGGTGTCGGCCCAAGAGCGAGGCAGTGCCGACGGGTCGACTACATGTTTGTGGTCTGCCATAGTGTCCTCGATTTCTTGTCGGGCTCGCTGCAGAGTGTAGCCGAGCCTATCCGATTTGCGGGTCGGTGCCCACGTCTTGTGCTCGATGTGCGCGGCGACGGGTTGGCCCAGCCAATCCAACGTCCCGGCCAGGCAGCGGGCCATGAACAGCCGGTACGGGTCGGTGAAATCAGCCTCGACGATCCCGCCTTCGAACTCCCAGCCGAAAAAGTAGGGTCGCCCATTGTTGACTGGGACGGTACCGGCCGGGATGGTGTAGGGGCCACCGGCTCCGGAATGGTTCGCCCATCCCATGCAGATGATGCGGGCTACTTCGTCGAATCCGCCGTACCCGTTGCACAGCGGGCCGGGGAGGTCGGCCCGTCCGACCTTGACTAGGTTGAGGAATGGTGTGTTGCCTTGGCTGCGGCGGGATGCGATGTGGTGACCCATGGTGCCGAGGTGGGTTGGTGCGTCCCAGCCTTGCCCACCGCGGCCTTCGACGAGTTCGATTGAGACGGCCTTGACGCCGTGGTCGAGGAGGGCTTCACGGAACCGTCCGACGCGGGCATGTGCGACCGTGTAGCTCATCTTGATAGACCGTTGTCGTCGTCATCGTCGGTGTCAATCTCAGCACCTTGCCGGTTCCCTTCGGCGATCTCGTCGTCGGTGATAGTCAGGTCATCGTGGTCGGGTCCCCAATGGTCAGGGTCGCTGTCGAGTGCGGGGAGCTCGTGAGGTGTCATCGCATCTCCTGTCATTCGGCGTCTGTCGATCGTTGCCCACCGGGTCGGCGGTCCCGCAAGAATATGTCGATCTTGTTTTCGATCGTCCCCAACTGCTCATCCTGTCGGTCTAGCCGTTCATCCTGTCGACCTTGCTGCGCCTCGATCCGGTCGATGACGTCCCGTAGGCTGGTGCCGTGATTCGGTTTGAACTGGTCTGAGATGGCTAGCAAAGTTGGGGAGGCTTCGGCTGCCCGGTCGATTGTCTTTGCCGCGCGATGTATCGGGATGAGCACCCATTTCCAGACGACCCCGAATGCGGCACCGGCAAGGACGATGGCTGTGAGGAGCGCCTGGACGTCCACGCCGGCGATGACGAAAGGGATGATCATGTCTGGTCTTTCGATAGGCGGGCTTCGATTGCTTCGATGGTGGATGCCATTGCCCGGACGAGGGGCAGGATGGCGTCGTTGTCGTCCACAGTCTCTAGGTGTCGCACCGGGATTTCACCATGCAAGTCGTCGACTTGTTCACCGATCGTCTGCGCACCTTTGATCTTGCCGTTGACCGCCCTGTCGATCTCATGGGTCGTCGCTTTCACTTCTTCCACGTCGCGGGCTGTCGATTGGATGGTCTTGTTCGATCGCACCTGCACGTATGCTCCGGCTGCGGCAGTAAGTAGCACAGCCACACCGCCGAGGGCAGCCCCAATTCCCACACCTGTCACAGCAGCTATATCCATCAGTGGGATGTTACTAGGACCGCGTCGAGATGCCGCGGGTTGACGGGGTCGACATCGACCCTATTGAGTGCGCCGCAGCTACACCAGGAGACGTCAAGGCGCTGAGCCTCGCCGTAGCCGCCGTGATAAAACAGGGCCGGCTGGGTATGTGCGTCCCGGTACGCGGTGCCGCAGAGGGTGCACAGAGTGTCGGCCCGGAGCGCCAGTGCGGTCGTGCCGGTCCAACGGTGCCGTATCGATGGGGCAGCAAACAGCTTCACGACGCCAGTATAGTGACGGGTAATGAGTCGAAAACAGCAAGCGGCCGACATGCTGATCGACGGTGCCACCGTCCGGGCCGTTGTCGCCTCGACAGGGCTACAGACGACGACGGTGCGCAATATCCGGCGACGTCTCGACCGGCCGATAGAGGGCGACCCGTACGATTACGGATGTGGCGTGATCCGTTGCCGACTGTGTGGCCTACCAACCCGGGACCACAAGATCGGGCCTTGCCCGGCTGGCTCTAGTCGATAATACCGGTCGATTGCAGGTCGGCGATCAACGTACCGAGCACGTCGGCGAGTTCATCTAACGTCGTCGCGTCCGCGTCGTAGTTTCGATCCGGTGTGACGTTTGTGGGGGTGTAGGTTTGGCCGGTGTGGAAGAACCGGTTCCCGGTGCCGCTGTCTGTGTGATGTGCGGTTGCGGCATCGTCGGCGGTGACATTGGTCCAGTTCCCGTCACCGGATGCGTTGACGCCGTAGCGGTAGGCGTTTGAGGCTTCCAAGTTGACTAGACCCTCGATGCGGTTGTCAGACCCGGTGACTGAAACGGCGTCGTAGGTGTTGGTGGTGACTGTATTGGATTGCTGGTTGAAGGCGATCTTGTTGCGTGACCCGGCAACAGACAAGCCGGTGGCGCGGGTGTTGATCATTTGCAATCCGGTGATTTGATTGTCCGAGCCGGTGACCGACACGAGTGTGACTGTCGAAGTGGTAGAGACTGTGACGTTGTTGATCGATTGTTCGGAGCCGGAGATGGTGAGGACACCAGAGCCGGAACCTGAAACATATAGCCCGTCGACTGGTGTAGTGGCGTCGCCCGATATGTCGACCAAGCCGCCACCAGAGTATCGGCAGTCTTTAGCTTCCCCGTTTATGGTCCACGAGCTCGAGGCCAGTCCGTTGATTGCGATGTTGCGGGCGGCCCCATTGGTGATGATGGTTATCGCCATTGTGTCACCTTGCCCGAATGGATGGTGGCGTGTCGGGTGAGTGGCCACCACGATTCGCAGACGGGGCGTCTCTCGTCGGCCCACAGGTTCCGTAGTTGGGGTCGCAACGCGGCGGGAAGGTAGAAGGCGTGCGGACAGATATGTCGGGCACCCCGCCACCGGTCGGGCCATACGGTGAGATGATGCCGGTTGACGGTGGGTGGCTCGTCGAAGCGTATGTCTTCTTGCATTACGATCGCATCGTCGGCTTTGCCGGAGTCGAGTAGTGCCTGGTAGCTGCGGATGATGGCCCACCGTTTCGCCGGGTTGGCGAGTGTGGGACGTGCCCAACGGGGCGGATCGCCGTCCGGTAGTAGTCCACGCCACAGCACCGGGTCGCCGCCGAGGCCGCGCACGTGGACGGCCGTGTCGTCGGCGTCACCGGTGTTGAGGATCAGGTACCGCACGGGTCCACCTCCACAAGCGAAAGGTCGGCGTGGTCGACATTGAGAGTGACTGTGACTGCCTCCATCAGAAGCGTCGTCTGGTCGATTCCTAGTCCTCGAAGCCTACCAACTGATCCGGTTGTCCATGTTGTGTCGATGTAAAAGGTGCCTTCGGAGAGGACCACGTCGCCGAAGCCGAGGCCGGTGCAGATGGCGAATGCCAGGTCGATGATCTGTTGATCGTTTGAGCCGGAACAGAGAAAATCGGCGGCGGCTTTCGATTCGGCTCTGGCGTCAGATGCGGCGACCCGGACAGTAAAGGCGGGTAGGTTCCCGACGCCGGATAGGAGCGGCTGGTCGACTGGTGCCGTGTCGTCACTGAACCGGAACTCTTCGAGGATGGCACGCACCGCGGTGCCGAGCACGTTGAGTTGTTGATGCCCGGCGATTCCGCCACCGCTTTCGGCTGTCGGGGCGGGTCCGATGAATGGGCTGGCGGTGCCGCCTTCGACGGTCCACACCAGATCGTCGGTGGTGTGGTTGTAGTTGATGCGTTCAATGCGGCGGGATACTGATGTGCCGATGAGTACGTAGTCGATGGTGTCGCCTGGCGCGTATTCGTCGAGGGGGCGTGGCCAGTCGTCAGCGGCGTTCGGTTCGGTCAGCACAATTCGGGGGGCGACTACTGCGGCGAGATAGTTTTCGAGGCGGGTCACGGCCCATTCGGTTAGGGCGTACCCGTCGGTGAAGCGGGTGTCTTTGACAGCGGCGGTGCGACGTCCAACAGCCCCGATCGAGTCGGTGTTGCCGGTGCGGGTGGTGATCCCGCCGTAGCCTTCCGCCATAAGGTAGTTGGCGGCCGGTTTCTGCCTGGTGACGGTGGATGGCAGTGTGCCCTGTCCGATGACGATAGCGGGGTCGTCTGCTCCGGTGTGGTCGGTGCCTAGACCGCCCGGCCCGTAGACTTGTAGATCCCACTCACCGGGTGTCGCCGCGGTAGGTGTGAGCTTCCATTCATAGCCGAGCTTCTCGAACTGGCGCATCATCTGTAGGTAGGTTTCGCCCCGTTTGATGGTGATTGACAGTGACGAGGTGGGCCACAAGCTGCCCCCCGAATCGTTGGCGCCGTCGAAGTCGAGGTTGATGAACGTGAGCGCGGCCCGGGTGGGGGAATGGTCGGTTTGCGCATCGTCGTACAGGTCCGTGAGGATCGACCCGGCGGACGCGGCGGCGAGCCCTTCGTTGAAGCTCCAGTCGTCGGTGTAGACGACACCGGGGTTGCCCGTCCCAACATACGCGAACCGCATCACGATTTGGGTGACACCGTCGGGGATAGCGATGTCGCTGATCGCAAACTCGGTCCACGTATTGGCTGCTAGTGCGGTGCCGGCAAATGGGGTTGTGGATGCGACAAATTCTTCGGTGGGGGTGCGGATGATGAGCCGCCATAGTGCCGCAGTGTCTGCGGTGCGTGCCCACATGGATGCTTGATAGGTGCCGCCGGGTGTGACGTTGATGATGGTTTGTATGCCGCCGTATTGTTCGGTGGCGTTGAAGCCGATGGAGTAGGTGCCGTTGCGGACAATCGCAGTGGATATGAACGGGTGGTCAGGTTCGAGTGCCCCGTGTAGCCAGTTGACGCCAGCGGCGACGGTTTGGGAGATGGTGAATGGTTCGGTGGTGTATTTGCCGTGCTGGGTGTTGACGATCGTGGAGGTTAGGCCACCTGAGTCGGTAACTGTCATGTTGGGGTCGATTATGAATGGGGTGTCGAATTCGATGCGCCACGGGTCGGCCTCGGTTCCGGCACCGGTAACGCGACAGTCGGTGACTCCTGCAGTCGCTTCGATCGCTGTTTCGACTTGCGCGGGCGTGGCGTCGAAGGCTATCGCTGCGGTGGTCGCGCTCTCCAAGGTGAGGGTGAAGGTTGAGGCGGCGACCTGGTCGTTCCATAGTTCGACGATTTCGTTTTGGTGTTGGGGTTCTTCGAGGTCTCCGTTGCGGATCAGGTTACGGCCCCCATAGACGTGGTCGGGGAACCGTGATATGAAAGTGGCGGAGGCGTCCCAGTCCCATACCTCCACATGCTCGTAGTCGAGGATATGTTCAATGTTGCCGCCGGATAGCCGCACAGTGCCAGCGTCGTCGCTTTCAGCTACTGGGTCCTCAATCAACCATTCGTGGATGGGTGCTTGTTCGTCGGTTTCGCCGGGCCGGTAGACACGGATGAGGGAGGCGACGTCGTTGGCTGGGGTGGTCGGGTCGGCGTAGGCGATTGCGTCGAGCAATAATGTGCCGTCGATGAGGGTCTTGTTTTTGGCGACCTCGATGGCACCGTTACCGTATGGCACACGTGGTAGTAGCCCGGTGGCGGATGCAGGTTGCAGGTCCCGGACCCGGACTGTGTAGGGGGTGGCGCCGGGTACCGGCCAGGCTTCATATCGGAGCATCGTCTACCACCAATGATCCCTATACGTCACAGTGACGTTACTTGTCTGGACTGTGACATTGACAGTACCGGCCGCAAAGCTCATCCACCATTCCCGATTCGGGGGTTCGAGCCTGCCGGGGGTGGGTGATCCGGCATTGCTGATGTTGCGGGTGCCGATGTCGACGGTGCATGCGGCGTTCGCTTCGAGCTCGTCACCGTTGTCGTCGTTGGTGATCACCCCAGCCCCAGCGAAGGCTAGCGATGCGTTGCCGATGCGTGCGTTCCCGGCGTTGACGATCGTGTCTGCACCCGGCGTGACCACTTCGGCGTGCAGGGTTTCGGATTGCCAAAACGGGTAGGCGGCTTCACACACGACGGGCAGGTCGTACATGGCCAACGTTTGGTTGAAGATCGGCCCTTGCGTGTAGGCGATAGCGGCCAACGGTTGTATGCGTATCCACCGGGTCGAACCGTCCTGCATGTCCCGCTCGAGGATGACTTGTTCCCCGTCGCCTGCGATCAGTTCGAGGATGTCGTCTAGGTTGGCTTCAAGATGTTCGTTGTGGCTGGTGGTGACGAGTCCGGTTGCGGACCGTGATCTGGCTTGCAGGTTGAGGGTGAGCGTGCGTGCCCGTACTGGTTTGTTGCTGCGATGAAAGTTGCCGTCGGAGGACAGGAGTGTCGGGTTGGTGCCGCGGTAGCCTGGGAAGTCGAGCAGCCCGGACCATGCGGAAATGGCGATGCCGCCGGTGTCGATGAGGGTGCCGCCCGTGAGGGTCGATCCTGTGATGGTGCCGCCGAGGCGTAGCCGTGAACATGCGGTGTTGAATGTCATTGCGGGACCAGTGCTGGGATTGAGCCGATGATAGCGCCTGCCTGTGCAGCGTTGCCTTTGATGTCGCTGTCGGTGGGGTTGTTGATTGCGACGCTCACGGTTGTCGTTGACGTGGCTGTGCCGGGTTGAACGGCACCGGACAGTAGCCCACCGATTGAGCCTGGCAGTGTCCCGGTGGCGGCGAAACGCACAGCCACGTCAACGGCGGACGGTATCCCTTCGAGCGCTCTCTGGATCTCTTGGTCGTCGACGAGGAATACTACTTCGGGTTCTGCGGTGGTGTCGTCGAGGACCCCAGCGGCTTCTAGTAGTTCATAAACGGTGTCGCGGTTGGTGCCGAGCGCCGCAGCCAAGACGCCGATGCTGCGATTGAACGCGCCGCCTTCCAGGTTGATGTCGCCGAGTCCACGGGCCGCAGCGTCAGCTTCGAGAGCAGCCTCGGCAAGGTCTAGGGATGCGTTGGCGATGTCTTGGGCGGATGCTTCCCCGGAGGCTCTCAGGTCGGTGAGGGCCTGTTCGGCGTCTGTGAGACGTTCCTGTGCCCTAGCTGCAGCGAACACCGGGTCTGACAGTTCGAGTGTGGCGGTTCGGAAGTCGGCGGCGGCCTGAGCGGCATCCTCGAAGCCTTCAGCGACCGGAATCAAATCGCCGGCTGCAATGTCGGCGGCCCGGGAAATACTGCCGAAGGTGCCGGAGATGCTTTCGAGCCGGTCGGAGAGTGACACGACATTACCGAGCGAGTCCCCGATGGCGTCGATGCGGGACGCTGCAAATCCGCCTTCCTCGGTCACGGAACCGAGCGAAGTCCCGAGTGCCGATATGCGGTCCTGCGCAAACGTTGATTCGGTTCCGGCATCGTTTAGGGACAAGGCGAATGTGCTCACCGTGTATGACAGGTCACCGAATAGCCCTTCGGATTGGCGCAGTTCGGGACGTCCCAACGCGATAGCGAGGTCGTTGAATTGTTGGGTGACAAACCGGAGCTGTTCACCGGAGAGTTGCCCCGACTGGATCAACGTTCGTAATGCTGAGGCTTGTGCTTCGATGCCGACCCCACCCCGTTCCGCCGCTGCGGTGATGTCGTCAAACAATCGAATCAGGTTGTCGGAGTCGGCGACGGTGGCGAGCGCGTTGGCATAGTCAGTGACATTATCTGTCCCGTCAGAGAGTTGTGAGACGAAGTCACGCAGAATGGAACGGGCCCCGACAGTGACGTCAAAGAAGTCGTTACCAGCGTCGGCAGATTCCCTCAACTGTGACGCCGAGCTGCCCCAATCCAACGTTACAAACGAGACCGCTGCCGCTGCTGCTTTCCCTAGTGACGTTCCCAGACTGGACGCTGCAGTCACGGTATCGTCGATCGTCTGTGCAACAACGGGTATGTCTTTGGCGCCCTTTTCGGCGAGTTCGGTGAGTAGCGGAAGCAAGGCTTCGAGCGCCGGGACGAGCAGTTGACCGACCGTGACTTGGAACTCGGCCCATACTTCCGTCAATGCGCGCTGTTGATTCGCTAGTTCACCGGCTGTGTTGGCAGCGTCGCCTTGCACCGCCGCGGTGCGGGACATGATCAGCTCAACCGCCGCTAAGACTGTCTGCTGTGAAGTGAGCTCACCGGTGACACCGAACAGTTCCCGCCCAAAGTCCTTGACTTCCTCGACCGAGAAAGATCCGGTGAAGCGGCGGATCTGTTCCGTCTCGCCCCTGAGTGCTGCGTTGATTGCATCCAGCGCGACAGCAACTTCAGTGTTGAACACCGAAGCCAGATCGGCGGCCCGGTTGGTGAGTTCGATTGTGATATCGGCGGCGTCCTGCACACCCAACCCGAACCCTTGCAACAGGTTGCCGGTAGCGGTGGCGAGCTGGTTGAACTCGGACGCTGCCAGGAACACCGCATCGGACGTGTCCGCGCCGAAGTCGAGGATCGTCTGTGAAGCGTCACCGAACACCACCTGGACGGCGTTGACTGATTCGGCCAGGCTGGACGCTTCACTCACCGCACCTTGGAAGAACTGGCGTACCTCGTTGAGACCGACCGCTAAACCGACACCGATAGCCAGGTTACGCAGCGACCCGGCCAGTGACTGGAACGACCCGGACGCGTTGCGGGCCTCATTATCGATACGGCCCACCTCATCAGCGGCCCGGTCTGCGGAGTGGCGCACATCGTCAAGCGAATCGTCGACCCGGTCTGATGCGGTGGCGGCAGACCGCAAATCGGCAGTCATCTGATCGGTAGCTGCGGCAACCTGATCCGCTGCAACGTCCGCAGCACGTAACGAGTCGGCGACCTGATCAGCGGCGGTAGTCGCGGCACCGGTGTTGATGTTGATGACCAGATCAGACAAAGCCCGGTTGAGGGCACTCTCGATTTCGTCAACCTGACGGAGGGCCCGGTCGATATCGAGTATCAGGTCATCGCGGATCTCCGCCAGAAGGAATCTCCTAGTCGCTGCAGCTCATGGTAGTGGCTAGCCTCTCCGATTCGGGGAAGGGGCCCGCCGACCCTCTGTCTCGAACCGGGCCAGTAGTTCCTGGTCGTCGTCGGTCGGGTCGATCCGGTCCAACCCCAACCCGGCAGCCACCTGCCACAACTCCCAGTCCAAAAACTCGGACCAAGTCAACGCGGGGTAGCGGCGGGTCAGTACATGCCAGTAGGAGAATGCGAACAGGTCGCCGGGTGGCAGAGCGGAGCGGCCTTTAGCGGCGGCTAGGGCTTTGTCTCTGAGGGATTTGGCTGGTTCCCATCGCTCGAGCCGAAAGGGTAGGCCCCCCAATGGCGGAGGCAGCGGCCCGCAAATTGGAGGGAGGGTAGCCATGACGGCCATTCGTCGCCGAGCTCGCCATCCTCGCCGAGCTCGCCATCCTCGCCGACGGGCAAATCCCCTTCGATACGCAGCATGGTATGGACGGTTGAGACCCATTCGGCGTAGAGGCGCGCCATCTCTTCGAGTTGGTCGCGGGACGCCTGATCTGCCTTGTCTGACAGGGCACGGATCTGTGTCGCCACTTCGGCTTTCAGGTCCTCGTCGTCGGTGTTGTTGGACCGGATCACCAGCCGTTTCACCTCAGATGACATGTCGCGAACGTGGTCGTTGAGTTCCCGCACCTTTTTGGTGATATCGAATTGCAAGTTGCGGGCGGCCCTCATGTGTTTGACTTTGGGGGGCCGCCACCGGATCTTTACGTCGTCGATCGTGAAGGCGATACTGCCGTCGGGACGGAACTGGACCGCCTCATAGATGTTGGTGTCATCGTCCATCGCTGCTCCCTATCTACGTTGAGATGATCCCTGACACTGTACCAGACCACACCGGCACGTCACCTAACCCGTGCAGGATGGTGACGTTACCGAGCCGGTTGGTGTCGGTGCCTTCGCCTAACAGTGTGTTGCCGCAGCATGCAGAGGCAAGGGTCGCGACGATCTGCCACAGTCGCAGATGCGCAGTGCCGGCTTCGGTGAAGATGAGACTGTCTGCCTCGTCCATGCCGATACACATTGAGATGCCGTAACGGAACGTGACGGTGAGGGTGGTGGTGCATCCCCCGTCGGACGTGGCCGGTACGATCGATTCGACCCATATGCTGATCTGGTCACAGTCGAAGGAGGGTTCCACAGCGGCGACGTCGGGGGTGATATCCCAGTCGGCGAGGTCGGCACCGGTTGTGAGCCAGGCGGCGAGGGTAGCGGCGGCAGTGGCGAGACTCATCTGTTTAGGATATCAGACCACGTGTCGAGCACAGGCTGATACCAGTCGTTTGGTTTCGTACCGGGGTGCATCACAGAGCGGTAGTAGCGGGGTTGTGGTGGCCCGACATGTGGCCAGAAGAACCTCAGCGCTCGGGCGGTGCGGGCGATGATCGGGTGCGGGTCGGTACCTTCCGTTGTGTATGTGGCGTATTCGACAGCGACCTGGACATGTGCGGTGAGACCATCCGCAGTGACCGAGACCGAGTCCCTCAACGTGCCGCCGCCGTCGGAGACGGGTGCTGCTTTCCGTAACCGGGATTGCAGCTCGGGGGTGCCGGTGCGGATACGCTGCTCTGCCGAGTCCCGGATCTGTTTCCGCAACGCCTGGGTGTCGGCCATCAGCTACCGGTCACTGTGGCGGGGATAAACAGGGGGTCGTCGGGGGAGACGATTGTGGCCGACCTGGACCGCTTGTGCGGGTTCACTGCGGAGAGCCACAGATCGACGGCGGTGATGCCGGTGCGGCCGTCAAACACGTCTTTTTGTATGGTGACACCGCGGCGGGTGACGGAGGTGGTCCCGGGTGGTAGTGCGCATGCAGCCCCGGTGCACGATTTGACTAGTTCGGTTGTGAGTAGCCGGGCGGCGTGTTTCGCCCCTTCGGGCGGTTCGGCCCCGTAACTGTATGTGATCGACCAGGTGCCGTCGGCGCTGGTTGCTTCACCGAGGTCTTGACATGTCGGCCAGGGCTGGTCGTCGGTGCGGGCCAACAGGTTCGGGGCGTACAGCATGTAGTCGGTGAATGCGGCACCGTCGATCAAAACCTCGGTGATTTCTGTCACGCGACGTCTCGGTAGGCGGATGATGTCGGCGGAGATGCAGGTGCACGGCTGGTCATGTCCACACGTGACACCAGATCGCTTGTAGCAGGGCCTGACGGTCTCGGAGCACAGCCCGGGCCATTGCCTACCAGACAGCCGGTAGAGGACATCTGAGGCGATCTCAATGGTGGATTGCAGGACGAGTTGTGGTGCGTCGGGGCAGCCACAGTCACTCAAATGTTCGTCTTCGAGTATCCACGGTGTGCAAAGGCTCATGTCCCAGGTCCTCCTATGCGACACTCGACGATATGGCGCAGATCCGTTTCTCGACCACAGTCGGGGTGATCAGCCCAGTCGCAGTGACTTTGAGATACCAGATGCCGGGCTGATCAAGTGCTACGGCGACGTCGTAGATCCCGGTCGACACGTTCGTGATAGCTGTGATCTGCGCAATTGTCTGGTTCGGTTTCTTGACCCACGCCACTACTACCCCCGGGTCGGTCACCGTGTCGTTGCTGTCCCGATATGTGACCCTGGTCACGTCTGTGGCGCCCACGATCGCTTTGCTTGCCATGTCCGCATGTTACCCGATGGTGGTTACGGTTGCGTTTGGGCGGCGGGACGTGACCGTAACTGTGGTTCGGTTTGTGACAGCCGCCGCCGTCAGGTTGCCCACCGTCGCGTAGCCGGAAGCTGCGACGCTGGTCCCTATTGTTGTGACGGTGCCGCCCGGGAACGAAACTGCGACAGTGAACGGCGTTCCGCTAATCGTGACAGGTTGGGGTTGTAGGTCACCGCTGAAGAAGGTGGGGTTCAGGGCGAATAGGGTTCCGGCGATGGTGACAGGTTGTGGGGTGACTGCTCCCGTGTTGAACGTCGGAGGCACCGTAAAGGGTGTGCCTGTGATCGTCACTGCCTGAGGTGTCACTGTTCCGCTGGGGAATGTCGGCGGGACAGTGAATAGGGCACCTGTGAGGGTCATAGCCTGTGCAGTGACCGCACCTGTCGGGAAGGTCGGTGTAACGGTGAAAGGTGACCCGTTGATTGTGACCGATTGGGGCGTGGCAGTCCCGGTGGGGAACGTGACGGCGACACTGAATGGCGTCCCGGCAACGATCGTGTCGGAAGTCACTGTTCCGCTGGGGAACGTTGGTGTGATGGTGAGGGGTGTCCCGGTGATTGTCACTGCTTGCGGGTTGACGTCGCCAGCCGGGAACGTCGGTGCGACGGTGAAGGTGGCACCTGCGAGGGTGACAGCTTGGGGGGAGACGGCACCTGTAGGGAAGGTCGGTGCGACGGTGAATGCCGCACCGGCAAGGGTCACCGATTGGGGTGTGACTGTCCCGGTGGGGAAGGTGAGGCCGAGGGTGAACAGGACCCCGTCGAGAGTATCACTGCCAGCGACGTCCTGGACAAGCACCTCGACCGAGACGCGTACCGTGCGGGCCGACGTGTCGGTGGGGGATACCAGGACCTCGACCGATGTGCGGGCGGTGCGGGCGATCGTCATTAGGAGTCCCGGACTTCTTGCCCGACCTCCATCGCGTTGACGCCCGACGCGGTCCATGCCGCGGCTGTGTCCGGGTCCTGCTCCCACACTTCGAGGGAGGCTAGGTAGGTGACTGCGGCTAGCGCCTTCGATGTCCCCGGATAGTTGGTGGTGCCGGAGCGGATCACTGGACGGATGAACTTGTTGCCCGCGTCCGACTTCGTGGCATAAATGCAGGTTTGGACACCGTGGACAGTGACTGCCGACGATGCCAGGTCGGACATTGTGTAGGTGTCGAGGTCGCCTTCCGCCGCCGATTGGACGAAGTCGGCGGTCGACGGGGTGGCCTCATCGACCAACAGGTAGTTGTCGGTCGAGTCCATGTCCGAACCGATCAGGTCGGAGGTGGTGCCGTTCCCGGATGGGAGCACGGTTTCGACTCGGACGTCGCCCAAGAAATCAACGATCCCGGAGCCGTCGATATCGGCAACGTACAAATCGGCGCAATACCAGCGATCGATCCACGCCGAACTGTCGAACCCGAGCGTGAGTGCGGTAGCTGACCCAGCCACGGCGGTATCGATACCTGACCCCACACCGTCGACCACACCGTCAATAGCGATTGTCGCGGCACCCGTCGAGTTGTGAAGCACCAGCTTAAGTTCCACGTAATGCCAGGCGCCTGTCGGCACCGAACCAGGCGACGACTGGGCAAGGACCGCCCCCGACGTCCCAAGCCGCCACGCCAGCGACCCGTCGGCATACCAGCGCATCCGGCCCTCGTCACCGAGCCCCCACAGCACGTCACCATCGGCAGCAGAATCCAAGTACACAGCCATTCCTACGACGATCGAGGTCAGTGACGGGAACCCGATTACGGCTGTGCCGTTCTCGATGTTTCCGAACCGGCCACCGTTACCACCGACCCGGCCATAAGCAGCGTCGGCAGCAAACGACCCGGAAACATACTTGGCAGCGCCGAGCCCGTCGGCGAAACCGTCGATAAAGAGGAGGGACATCGGGAGGCTCCCTTAACTGGCGGGTAAGACAAGTACGCCACCCGCAGCCGGCGCCAAGATCACGTCACCACCGTTCGGTGTCAACGGCAAACCAGTCCACGAATCCAAATTGGCGATCAGCGGCGACGTGCCATCAACCCCCGTCTCATAGTCGAAGTAGTCGAGCGACTCGACCGTTGCCCCCGACAGCGACGGGTACGTTTCGTCAGCATGATCAAACACACCGACACCGACCACCCCGACCGTGAGCGACGCCAACGCCGTATGAGTCCCGACCAGCGCCGACGCTATATCGCCCAGATCAATCTGGGTCGCCAAGTTCAACGCTGTGGTGCCTTCGTCACGCAACCCGACACGGATGTCATGGGTCGCCAAATTGATCTGTGCATGGACGCCGCCACCCAACAGACCGTTGCGGCCCTCATCGTACAGTGCATCAGCCACTATCTGCCTCCGATCACTCGGGCTGCCTCAGCGCCCTTATCGGCCAGATACTGGCGGCGGAGCTCTGCCCACGCTGCATGTGTCCCGTCGTAGACGCTACGGAGCGCCACGATCTCGGCCGACACGGCAGCCACCTCAGCGACCGTGCCGCCGCCGTCGGTGAGCATCTTCTGTTTGGCGTCGCGGGCTGCCCGCAAATCAGCGGCCGCTGTCTCGTCGGCAGCTAACGCAGCGTCGATATCTTCCTTCGTCACCATCGTCAAACTCCAATCATCTGGGGCAGCCACATCTTACGGTTCTCATTGTCAATCCGCTGCCTATCGGATTTGCGGCCGATCCGCAACGGTGGCGGAGCCGCCACGTGACCGACCACTGTGAGAGATGGCATCCCGGCCCGCCGCAGCTCGTCCAACACACCCGGCGACACGATGCAGCACCCGTTCGGCTCCAGCCACAAATGTGTTGTCTTACCGACATGGTGCACCCCGACACACAGGTTGCAGTCATAGCCACCGTCGCTGAATGGGCGCGCCGGGTTCTCAACCACCCACAACTGGTTGCTCAGACTGTCGTGCTTGAGGATGATTCCTTCAGCCATACAGCGATAGTACCAGCCGACTAGCCGAAACCAGTCTCACGCCGATACCTGGCCCGCTGCCGCAACCGGTGACACACCCGACACTCGCCCCGCCCCGACTTGCGATATGTGATGTTCTCCGGCACCCACTCATGCCCATTGACACAATGCGTCTTCAACCCCGACTTCGCCGACCGATACTTGCGAGTCCCCGCCCCACTACGTCCATAGTCGTTACGTTCCTTCCACTCTCGAGACCGCTGCTGGCTACACGCCCGACACCGGCGCCGACCCTGATCCATAAACATGTTCTCCCCATACAGGGGATGGCCATTGACACAGTGTGTCTGCTGAGCCTTTGCAGCCACTGGCGCGTCGCCTCGAAGCGTGTTGGTTCGTTGGGTGACCGGTTGCAGATGCAGAGGGTTACAGCACGGCGGGTTCCCACAAAGGTGATCCAACACCTTCTCAGTGTCTCCATGCTCCCAGTACCACATGAGTCGATGCACCATGACCTTACGGTTTCGATGCGCCGTTTCCCGAACTTGAACCTGTCCGTGTCCCCAATGCCCCTTAGAGCCTTGCCATTCCCAACAGCCTTCCCCTCCGTCGTACTTGACAATGTTGCAGAGAACCTTGTCTCGGAGCTGTGACTGATACTGCGTGTTGTCCCACAGGACAATAGGTAAAGGTGCCATGAAAGCACCTTACCCAATATCCCCCGTATTTACAAGCCTTTTTGTGACTAAGAGGACGAGCAGCTCGGTGTGTCGACATAGCCGCACGTCAACGCATTCTCATTGTACGGTGCAGCGTCAGCGTCCGGCACGTCAGTGGCGAACCAGCGGGCAGTGAACCCGTCACCCTGCGCATCGAGCGGGATGTCATCGAACGAACCGATCACAATGGACGTGTTGGACTGACCCTTGAACGTCAACGGTACCTCGAGGGCGTTGTTGTCGAATGTCTCGTCACCCAACCGCCACTGCGTATACGGTGCGACGTGGTGGATGTATGAGTACGGGGAGGCGGCCTGACCGCTAGCACCCCATGCTTTCGTCCACCAGTGGAACTCGACCGCGGGGGGCGTGTCACCCGGATCTGCTTCCTCGTAGCCGTAGGCGACCCCGCCGGAGACGAGGAGACGCCCGCCGGTGAGGATCTCGATCATTTGAAAGTCGAGTTTGCACAACAGCAGGGTGCCGCCGATCCCGGTAACAACGTCGGGGGTCGTGTTTGTGTTGCACACGTTTCCGGCGCCGTCACGTTGCGTGTCGGTCGCTCCAGCATCGACGGTGCGGGTCACACTGAAGCTGATAGGGCCTCCGACCATAAAGGCGGAGCCGTCCTCGTTCGGGCATATGCGGGTGCCGTCGGCGTTCAACCGGGAGGCCCTGATGGCCACCAGGTCACGCGCCCCGTAGCATCCGGGTAGTGTGGTTGTAGGCATGTTGGCCTCCTAGTTGGTGTTTCTCATTAGCTTCCAGCGTCAGCACAGGTTGGGCCCGGGTCGGTGAGGCAGACCCTGACGCCTGCATGGGCGACTAGGTCCCATTCTGCGAGGACGGTACGGAAGGCGATTGCTTTAGCTTGGTTGTTGGCTCGGTCATATGCGGAACGGACTTCAATGGCGGAGGCACCGACCCGCACCATTGAAGTGGCGTAAATCCAGGTGCGGTTGTTGGGTTGGGCTTCGTTGCCGGGGCCGGTGCCTTGATAGCCGGAGCCTGCAACGATGATGTGGTCACCGAGTGTGGTGCCCAATACGAACCCGTCACGGACCGCCAGGCGATAGTTCGACAGGTAGGGGAGAGTTTGGGGTGATACGTGGATCATGCCCCGCAACCCGCGTAGTGTGTCTGACAAGTATTCGTTGATCAACCCGAACGCCTCAACCGGTCCGGCTTCCCCGTCTGTTGGGGTCAAGTCGGTGAAGTTGGCTGCCGCTGAGGTGTCGTCGGTGAGGGCAATGTTGGGCCATGTCAAGGTGGCGAAGTCGGTGGTGCCCACATTCCCGGACCAGAACGTGTACTCACCGAGATAAGACGTTTGGGCTTCCATGCGGGCACGGGCACGCGCTTCGACATCTTCGAGACGGCCGTCGTCGCCGTTCAACGTCGATATCTCTTCGCCGAGGGCGATACCCCACGCGTTCCATTGGATGCCGCATTCGTCGTTATCGGCGACAGCTTCACCGTTCAGTGTCGTATAGTCGCACGGGTCAAACGACGCGTTGTTGAGAGTCACGCCAGGGTCGAGGGGCACATATTCGATTCCGCCAACGAGCCGGTTTAAAGCCTCAGCTGTAAGGGGTACAGCTCCGGCGCCCTCGAAGAGTCCGATGCGCCATCGTTGCGGGGCCGCTGCGTCGAGATCGTAGCGGGGTGATCTTGTGGTCATAGTGGGATGCTACCAGCAGGGTCGCGAAATTCGGGCTAGACCCGCCAACGCTCGACTGCTTCCCTTGCCGCTGCGATCGATCCGTCGATACGCTCATACACATAGGCTGCGGCTTCGCGCCTACGGTCGGCCCACACATCACCGGTCAGTACCGCCTCGATAGCGCAGGGTAGGTCTCGGGGCTGCTCCACTTGCGGACCAATGTCCGCGAACTCCCAGAACCTCAACCCGAAGTCGACGTCCCGGCGAAACCATGGTGCATTCAACACCACCACCGGAATGTCGAGGGCGCACGCTTCCCACATGATCGACGAGTTGTCGCACACCAACACGGCAGCCTGTTTCACACACTCTCGCCAGTCCGGCTCCACCGGGATATCAGCCTGCTTGTACCAGGTGCGCAACTTGGACAGCATCTTCGGGTGGGCGTGCCCGACCACATCGAACCGGCCGAGTAGAGACAGGGCCCGTTGATAGTGGGTCCATGCCGACCCGGCCTCAGGGCAGATAGTCGACACCCAATGAAACGCCAGGATCACTTTCGACGGGGGGCGATCCAGCGAGGCGAGGTGTTCAAGCCGGGGTGATCCGACCACCACCGTCTCGGCATTCGGAAACAGGTGCGCCGACTGGTCAGCGACCCGCTGCGACGGGGCAAGGAACAGCTCAACGTTCGGATGTGACGAATCGGGGCCGCCAGCGTCGATATGGTAACGCTGCCCTGCCCCGTGCTCCACCAACGCAACCGGGCAGCCGCGTGCCTCCAACTGTCGGGCGTCTTTGCGTGACGCCACCACATGCGGAGTCTGCTTCACGGCCGTGTCTGTGAATGGATAGCCGAGCGGCTCCAAGTGGTCCCGGTAATGAGACTGACTAGCGAACCCAATCATGTTTCATTCTGATGTCTGTCATTCACTGCTTCCCATCGGACCCCATCCCTCGGAGCATTTATTGCGGTACATCCGCACCAAATCGTCGTTATACCACTGCGAATCCTCACATCTCGGACAGTCGTACCGAAGCGCGCCCTCTCCCTCGTCTACAAGATCCGATCTTGAAATGTATAGTTCAAGGAGGCACCAGTCACATAGGGGTTCCACTCTGATCTCGGCTTTTCGTGGTCCTGTGCTCGGTCCGTTTCTTCCGATCATTTCGCTGCCTCCTTCAAGGCTTGCTGCCATACGGGTAGGAGTGTGTCCCACGAGTGCGCCGCGACCCAATCGGCCTGTGCGGCCCGGTTCGCTTCGGCCCATCTGTCAATGTCCCGCAGCGCATCCACCAGAGCGTCGATATCGACGTCGGCTGTCGGGATCGGATAGGACGCGACCGTACGCACCTTCCCAGCGGTGGCTTTCACCAACCGGACCGGCCAGTCCCGGTTCGGCTCCGTATCAGTCATTACCACCGGCAGGCCAGCCGCGAGTGCTTCTTGCACCGGGAGGCACATGCCGCCGTAGCGGCGGGGCATCACCAACACCGACCCGTATGCGTACAGGTCCCAATAACTGTCGACGGTGCCCATCCGTCTAATGCCTTTGATCGACGGCAGATCAGCAGACTGGTGCATCACGTTCAACATCTGGCCCGTCCGTCTCGCCGCCTCCGCTGCCGGAACTGTCCCGTTGCGATCATACGACGCGTTCCTACCCGCAACATGCAACAGTCCGGTGCCTCGCCGATACGGCCGATCAGTGGCGACAGGCCACGGCATCACCCTCGTACCGTTCGGTAGCTGGTCGAGCAGCCACGACGTCGGTGCCCAATAGGTGGGGGCACCGTAGCCACGGAACAGTTCAGGGTTGACATACAAGATCGACGGCACCGGGAGCTGTGCGACACGCTGGTCGTAGAACGTTTCGATCGAGAAGATGACGTCACACGTGGCAAGCTGCTCCAACGCTGCCGGGTTGTCGAAGTGAAACCCGACCCCTCTCCAAGTCGTCAAAGTGGAGTCGGGGAAACGGCCACGATGCTGGGTCATGGCGTCGGGGAGGCGCGAGAAGTCGACAGCGACCACAACCGCTGGGTGCATGTGACGGACGAACTCGAGCGCCTGGTTACCTAGGCCGGTTTCGTCGATGCGGGCGATACACCCGACCCTCAATTGTTCGGCCATTTGATGTCCCTTTCCCTAGCGTCGCTGTGCCAAGACCGTTGCTGATTCCCGTCCGGGGTGTATAGCCAGATGCGGTGGCGACCCCACGAAAACCGTTGCGCCACTGAATGCATCCGGTCCTCGATCATGGTGCGTTCGGTCGGTTTGAACCAGTCGTTGAGCCATTCCCGATAGCGGGCTGTTTTGGCTAGGTGCGGCCGTTGCGACCACTGCCGTGTCTTCACTGCCGGCAACCCGGCCAAGGTATAGGTTTGGTCGTCCGCCAGTAGGTGCCGGTGTTCCGGGTGGATCTGGTGCTCATGGTTCAACCTGAGTAGATCCACTTCCGGTAGTAGCGCAGCCTCCACTAACTGGTCGCGTGGCCATTCCCCCATCAACGGTGTGTCATGTTCGACGAACAGTATCAGTGGTGTCGAGATAGTTTCGAGCTCGTGGGCCATCATCGCCGCCTGATGCATATGCGCATCGTGGACGGTGACTGTGACGTTCCACCATTGATGCTCGGCAAGCCACAGGACACGCCGCGTGTACTCTTGGTAGTCGCCGGTCTGGTGCCACTGTTCGGGTCGGACCCCGTCGACCATGATACGAATGTCGACCTGTGGCCATTGGTCCCGGATCGACTCGACTGTCTGCTCGATGAACCGGGTGTCGGGGTGTGACGGGATCGGCGACGTCGGAACCACACATGTCACTTTCGACTCAGCATCGTCGAGTGGGGGCGAGCCTAGATCTACCAGAGTGTCGGTAAGCCGTTTCGCCCATTGACGGCGGTAGCGGCTCCACCATGCAGCGACCCGGTTGCCGGTATGTGGCCAACCGGCCGCTAGTTCTTCGATGAGTGGCCTGACCTTGCCCCAGTCTTCGACGATCGGGAACGGCGCATCGGGGCAGAGCGCCTGCCAATACCCGTCGTTGCGGCTGGGCGTCGCGGCGTCTGCTAGCGGGATCGCCCCGGCCGCCAATGCTTCCCACAGCCGGAACGTGTCTTGTGTCTCCGGTCCCGATGGGCATGGGATGATGCGTGCCCGGTTCATCCGCTCCAAATAGGCGGGGCGTGGCAGTCCGAGTGTGAATCCTTCGGTCGAATGGAACTCACCGCCCGGTAGTCCCTGCAACGCGTCGGCGGCTTGCCGTCTACGCTCATGGGTGATCTGCCCGGAAAACCACCACCAAATGTCTTTGTCGGGTGGCGGGAAGCCCTGTTGGGAGATCAACTCGCGGGTGTCTGGCGGGTAGCCGAGCGGGAACGGTGTCACGCCCCGCTGATATGCACCCGGTCGAAGCGTTTGGCACCATACCGGCGTGTCAGGGTGGAGCAGGTCGGCAGGCAGTTCTGATGCTTCGTCTGCGGTAATGATGGTGAGGGTGGGGGAGTGGCGTAATGTCTGGTTGATTTGGTCAACGTCGGCGGTATGGTAGCGGCCGGGCACCACCACCACCCGGCCCGTTTCTGGTACGGGTCCATGCCTACCGGCAAGCAGTTCCCGCAGGAACGTGTCGTCCCACATGCCCGGATGGGTCACAGTGCCGGGATGAAGATTCAACCAGTCAACGTTCATAGTTCCCGTTCCCACCGATCAAATAGGGCAGGATCGTTCACGCCGATCAGCATGTCCAAGATAACCTGATACACGACGCTGGCGACCACCCGATCAAGCACCTCCGGCGGTAGGGGGTCGAACAAGGTTTCGTCATAAGCGACGAGTCGGGCCTTAGGCACCATGAGCCTCGCCAAACGTTCGATGTTTTCTTCTGTGACTTCAAGAGATCTCTCGCTCACACAGGCTCCTTCGGCATGAAAAGGACGTCTGTCTGGTCGATGGTCGCCAGCCAAACGTCAACCTCGGTGATCCTTCCTGCCGCCCGGACGTGCGGGAGGTCGACCTCGGGTGTGGCGGCTAGGGGTATCTCGTATGCCTCGTATCCCCACTCGGCCATCTGATGCATGATCTTCGGATAGCTGTCGTTGAACACGGGCGAGATTTCCATCAACACATACTCGACTGTCCTGGCCTCTAGGGCAGGAGCCAGCATGTTGACGGCGTGCTGCTCGGCCCCTTCGATGTCGATCTTCGCTACCGCAATGTCGAGAACGGGCAGTGGCGGCACAGTCCCGTCGATCACACCCAGATGGATAGCGTCCGGGTGTCCCACATTCCAGCGGGCCAACTCAACGTTCTCGGGGGAAGCGTCCACCCCGATCACATCGAAGCCGAGCATGTCAGCGATCGTTGCATACCATCCGATGTGGCAGCCGAGATCCAACACGACACCAGCGTCCGAGTGGCGTAGCAGGTCGACAAACAGGCGAGTCTCGGCCTGCTCCCACATGCCGGTGCGATCGATCTCATAGGAGATAATGTCCTGGCCCGGGCAGTACGTGTCGTAGCGGTCCATGTATCGGCGACTGTCGTAAATCATCATCCGGCGGTCTGGCAGATCCAGACCGCGGTGCAGGCCGCGGCTGGTCGTCATCAACTGGTGGTCGTGGCGGATATGCCCGGAGCGGCAGCGTGTCCACATTATGTCTGCGTCCGACAGGGCCAGTTTCATCGAGGGTCGAACCTGACATGCCATTCGTGGTCCCGGCCGAGATCCTCCCACGTGTACTTGTGCGACTCCATCAACGCGAACAGCTCGTCGGGGTGTTGATGATACATGTCTCTCATAAAGTCGGGATGGATCGACACCCACACGATCGGACGGGCTTCGTCAAGGATTCGTGTGGCGCCGTAGAGTGCTTCGAGTTCCGCACCTTCAATGTCCATGGTGATCACGTCGACGCGCCGATAGGCGGGCATCAGGTCGTCGAGTCTGGTGCGTGGTATTGCGTCGGCTTCTTGGGCGAGGTGGTGAAACCGCCCTTCGGGGCTGATGTCGAGCCAGGCGGCAGACGGCCAGCCTAGCAGCTCCAAGCCACGCAGCCACGGTTCATTGATGTGTGGCGGCTCATACAACGTGTCACGGGCTGCGAACCCGACCCACCACCGGTACACCGGGGCCAGCCCGTCGTTGTGTTCCCACATGTAGCGGATACCCGGCCACTTGACCACGGCCGGTTCGACGAGGATCATCGCCCCATCGGGGCCTGCCCATTGGGCGAACAGGGCCGACATGTCACCCTCCTCAGCGCCCACGTCGATGATGGTCATGCCAGGTTTGATCCGGTCGGCCATGTCGTTGAGGCGTGCCACCTCCCAGCCGTTCGCCCATTGTGTCGCTCGGTGGTCGGGTAGGTTCAGCGTCCATCGGCCGTTCATCAATGTGTCAGTCATCACCCAACCCCTATCGTTTCGAGCACCCACTGCAACCGTACCTCGTAGGTGTGATGTTGCGCCACCCACGCCTTACCCGCTTTCGCAATGTCAGCCCGTTCCCCCTCATGGTCCTGGTAGTAGTCGATGAGCCAACGCAGATCACCGAAGTTGCCGAGCGGCCAGGTCACCAATGTGCCCTCCGGGAAATGGTCCCGCAGCCCTTCCTGCTCTGGGTGCAGCAGAAACCCGCCACGGCCGAGTGTCTCTGGGATACGGTCAGACCAGTAGCGGGGACCGAGCATGCACGAGTCACCGATGAGGATCGGCACTGTCGCGTACAGGTCGGCCAGGTCTTGGCCCCGTAGACCGCCCTCCCACTCGCGAAAGCCCGCAATGTTGCGACTCAGCCATTGCACCAGTTGTTTGCGGTGGGCCCATTCGGGGTGGTAGTTGCGCCACGACCCGACAAACCCGACCTGCGCCTTGAAGCCGACCCGCCGGTTACCGACCTCTACAAGATGCTTACCAGCCACAGCCGGCGGTGACCAGCGATGGTTCACTTCGGCCCGCCGCCACATGCCATCATGCCCCCCGTCGGCTGTAAACAGCCAGTCGGTGAGTTGGAAGAATGGCAGTTCCAGTACCCACCGTTCCCTGTCGGAGCGGGCCTTCAACCCCCAGAACAGGTCCAGGTGGAATCCGACGAGTGGCGGTTTGATGCGTTTGATTGCGTCGACATGATCGGCCGAGTGGTCGAGGCTGCCGGTGCGGGTCCACAACACCAGATCGTAATCACTGGAGCGGTCCGCCAGTAGGCGCCAATCGATGTGCTGTTCCTGCCACGGGTCGACGATATGGCCCAAGTTTTCGAGAGCGCCTTTGACGTCGTTCTCTGTGGAGTGTAACGGTTCGAAGTCAATTGCCCACGTAAGAAATCTTCATGGGCCGACCACCCCCTTTAGCTTCCAGTACCGAACCCTGGAGCGTATCCGGTCGCACTCTTTGCAACGGCGGCCGTCGCGATAGGTGCGAGTATTTTCCTCATCGTATCTGTGACCCTGCGGGCAATGAGTCTTATCTCTATTGTGGCGACTGGTGCGGTTCAATCGCCTCTTGGTAGCTGTAGCCACTTGCAGTTCCCTGATGGCGTGAACAATCGGCAATCGGTTCAGGTTCTCGGCCTGAGTCACTACCTCGAGGTGGTTCGGATTGACGCAAGACCGGTTGCGACAAAGGTGATCTATCGTCAGTCCCTCTGGGATGGAACCCACCATCTCCTCATAGACAAGCCTGTGAGCAAGGTTTGACCTAATCCCCGCCACTGTCAACTTGCCGTACCCATTGGGCATGATATAGCCAAGCCACGGCCAGCATTCATTTGGAGTACCCATGTCTATGCGAGGCTCCAGGCGGTCCATCATCGGTACAGGAACCGGACCCCGACATACCTTGACATCTATCACAATCCTGCCGCCATCACTGTCCCCTATCTGACATATCGTGGCACGGACAGGATTTGAACCTGCGACCTCCGGCTTATGAGACCAGCGAGCTACCAGACTGCTCCACCGTGCTGTCCGCACTGTAACAGAAAACGGGGACGCGGGGGAGCCCCCCAGCCGATAGGGAAAGGCTTGGGGGGCTCCACGTCCGCCGTCGGAGGGGACGACTAGGCGATGTTACGACCCGGCAGCGCACGACAGGGCAGCGTTGCTGGACGCTTCACCGTTCGGGCACAGGTTGACACCGGTCACATACATGACTCCGGGACCAACAATGGCGTGACCATCGAACGTCTCGTTGAACACCTGGAAGTCGTTGGCGACATTCAAGGTCGAGTCACGTACGACACCCAGGTTGAGGGTGCCACCGTTCAACTTGAGCACATGGCCGGCGGGCCACAGCAGATAGTTGAACGCTGCGGGCCAGTTCGCCGCTGCGAGTTCCTGCCAGTCATATACCCACTGCACCGAAATGCGGGCACGGGCAAACGCCGCCTCGACCGCGGCACGTGCCATCCCGTATTCGGTGGTGGCCGACCGGGCGACCTGATCAGCGATCAGAGCATCCAGCACGTAGGCGGGGATGATCGCCTCCAGCACCGAGTTGATCGGCAGACGGTATCGGTTCCTTACGTAGGCGCCGTGTAGGGCGACAGACTGGATTGTCTGTGCCCACGTGCCACCGTTTGTGAACCCGTCTATTGCCGTCTCGGTGCGGGCATCACCCACAATGTCGAGGAGGAGCGCCAGATTCACCTCATGGTCGTGGGCGATCGCTACCTGCCCGGTCACATGGGTGACCCGCTCCGGCCAGAACTGCGAATCGAAGTTGGAGAACTTGATGCAGTCCGAGTAGGCCGAAACCTGGGCGGTGATCCCGTCGCCACACGCAACCGTGTAGCACGGCTTCTCCACCGCGTCCTCGTCCATTGTCGACGTGGACTCCCACGCGACACCGTTCTGGACTTGCAGGTCACGGATGTTGAACAGCTCCGGGAACGTGAACCGGCCACGGGACGCCGTCAACTCTGGGGCGGTGAAGATCCCGTCGCGGCTTCCGGCCTGAAGATAGTCGTAGACGGGTTGGGCGGGGGCACAGAACCCGGCAGCGACAGTTGCCAACGGTCGGCCGGCGTCCATCGCCGACGCAGCTTCCCGCTGATAGTCGCGCTTGACCTGCTCAACCAGGTTGTAGTTTGCTTCCTCATCGGAGCCGAGCTGGAACGGCGTGTCAAGTCGGACCCTCGCCACCGTCTGCGCGCCGTTGGGGCCTCGCCGATGCGCATCCCACATGGCCTGCGCCAGTTCGGTGTGGTCACCGTACGCCTGTCCCATCTGGGTCGACCCGCTGCCACCGACTGCGGACGCCACCAACGGGCGGGCCGGTTGCGGGGCGGGCGGCTTGCGCCGACGGGCAATGTCGGCGACAGACGCCACCTTTGCCTTCGCCTCTGTCGGCGGCTCCTCGGCCACAGCCTCTTCGGTCTCCTCAACAGGCTCGGTCGCTTCATCGTCGAACACAGACATTGATTCGGCCAGCTTCGCGTCGGTCTCGGCTGCCGCAGCGGTGCGAGTCTCTGACTCGGTGTCGATCGCCTTCACTGCAGCGGCGAGACGGTCCACATCCTCCAACGCCTTCTCGGCGTCCTCGACCTCACCGGCCTTGATGTCGGCGCCCAACTGCTTCCCGGCTTCGACAAGACCGTGGCGGGCCTCTACCAGTTCATCGTTCGACAGGGAGGCGATATCTTCGTCGAGCTTTGCGAGCAGCTCGAGAAACTTCTCATCCATAATGCTCCAATCTAAAAAGGGGGGGTTCACTGAACGGGGGGTGGTTCCGAATGGGCGGCGTTCCCGTAGGCCCCTATGGAGCATCAAGTTGGGTCAAACCCGCTACGTGGCGGAGTGTAGCAGTAGAGGGTCGAGAATCGGCCTGGCCCCGCCTTGGAGAGTGCGCCGGTTGTCCAAGACGGGTCAGGCCGGAAACATCCCGGGCAGCCTGAATGTTACCCGGTATCGCCGAAGACTGCCAGTGCCTCTTGTAGCCTAGCTTCACGTTCCCTCGCCGTGTAGTCCTCAACGACCGGGGTCAGGTCGGCCCGCAGCTCACCGATCGTTTCCCGCAGCGACTGGATCGCAGCAGCGACCAGCACCAAATCCGGTTTGACGGGCTCTGGTGGGCGGGGGCCGACTGTCAACATGGCGCCACCCGCAGAAGCTACTTTCGCTTTGATCGCAAACCCGGGTACTGGTATGGCGTGCGCCGCAGCCAACACTTGACGGCCGCCACGGGGCAGCCAGTCACCGGATAGGGACAGACGCCGTACCTTCTCTACGTCGCCTTTATCCAGGTCGGGGGCGATCGCCCCAGCGATCCATGTGCCGTGCTCATCTTCCCCAGCCCGCACATAGGCAGCTACCGAAGTGGTGTCGTCGTAGCGTCTCATCCGAGACTCGATCGACAAGTACCTGTCGATGGGGGCGTGTGGACCGTCGAACGTCAACACACCTACCGGGATGTTTGCCCCATCGGCACACGTCACCCGGGCATGGCTGTTGAACTCTTCATAGTCGACGTTCCCGTACGGGGGCGGGACACAATCGGTAAAGCCGAGATGGCAGGCGGACTGGTCGGGGGTGAGATGCCCGAAAATGCGGCCATCCTCAGTCACGGTCGTAAACGTTGTTTCCGGCAGTTGCGGATCTTCGAACCAATCGCGGGGCGGGGTGAACAGGTCCACGGGTGTAGCCGACGCAGCGATGGGTTCAATGTGGGCGTCCTCAAAGGCGGGGATGATGACGATCGTTGCCGCAGCGATGACACCCATCGTCACATTCAGGATGCAGCCGTCGTAGTTTTCTTCGTCGGCGCATTCCAGGTCAGCTTCGAAGTCGGCGAAATGCACCGACACGCCCCGCAGTTTGTCTTCGTCGACGAGCCGTTTCGCTTCTTGCGCCTCATCGTCGCTGTCGAACTCTGCAGACGCGGTCACCCACACGACCCCCTGATCGTCCTCCTCTTTCTGGAAGTCGAACAGGTTGCCGACATGCACCGCGTCGTCGTGGCTGCCCTCATTGTCGGAGAAGGTGAGGGGGAGGCGTCCTTTGCGCCACGACAAAGCCCCTTCCTGAATGAACCTGTCATCAGAGGTTCGGAGTCCTTCGGGGGCGAGCCACACTTTGTAGCCGCTGTTGCCTTCGGTTTGGTAGGTGGTGATTCTGCCGATGGTTGCTAGGAGCGTATCCACAATGCGGTCCTTTGGATGGCCGGTAGGTTCCAATCGGTAGGTTACCTTACCGATGCTGCGATTGGCAGGCTCACACTGATCGCGCGGACGTAGGTGCAAAGACATCCCCGATGGTCACCGGGCCGGTAATGGGTGCCACCGACCCAGTCACCGTCAGGTGTCACCGACAGTTGCGGGTCTTGCCACGACTCGAACACTGCCCCACCGAGACGGGCGTGCGGCTCAAAGTTGGTGACCCTGGAAGCAGGGTCGCCGTAGCGCCACTCAAACGACAGTGACGCCATCCCGTGGTCTTGCAATGTCCGGTCTGTCCTGTACCCGTTGCCGATCAGCTCCCACACCTGCCCATCCACAGTTGACGCTTCGCCGCCACCGGCGACAGACACAGCCTGCCGAATCTCCGACACTGGTAAACGCTGATCCCGGATCTCGCCCTCGTCGACCGGATCGGGTTTACCGTCGGGGGTGAACAGCAGCGCAGTCACGGCGGCGACCAGAATGTTACGCAACCGATGCGACCCGGCGTCGAGGTCCTGTTCCACAGTCACGGTCGACGGTTCAGCTTCAACCAAGCGGGATAAGAAACTGTTGGTGGCGTTGACAGTACGGGACCAGCGGGCCCGGATACGAGCAATCACCGAATCGAAGTCCTCTGGTTTCACCACATCGGCCGGCGCGAAGCGGCCCGCCAGCATGCCGATCAGCTCCGAGTTGGGGGCGTCACCGACCAGCACCGCCAGCTTGTCGTTGCCTTGCACTCGGCTACGCAGGCGGGAAGCCACCTTCTCCAATACCCGGTCGGCGGCGGCTTCGCACTGCGTCAGGGTGTATTCAAGGTTAGTGTCGTCCAGGTCGGCGAGTTCCGTCAGTCTCATCGGGGACGGACCTGGCAGTGCTGCGATGATGGCGGCGGGCCGGTCGGACTGTGCCGGACCCCGCGGCAACACTTCGGCCGACTGGTTAGTGCCTTGGATACGTTCCAACAGCTCGAGGTCGGCTTCTGTCGGTGCCTCGTTGTCGTCGTAGCCGAGCCGCTCCCGCACCGCGTCGAATCCGATCACCCCGTTTTGGAGGGCGTCGAAGTGTTGACCGGTGCGGTCGGCTGGGACGATCGCGGGGGTGATGTCCCGCCACAACACGACCCCTTGCGTGTCGATCTGGTTGGCTTGCAGTAGCGGGTGGAACCATCCGGTCGTCAACGAGTCCAAGATGGTGCGCACTGTCGGGTCTACATGCTGCGTCACAGCCGTCTCGGATACAAGCCATGCTGACCAGTGGTTCGTATCAGCTAGTCCGAGCAGGATCTCGGCGGGCAAATCCAACCCGTTCGCTAGGCGGCGGATCAGTTGCTGCTCACCTTGGGAACGTTCGTACTGGTTCAGTCGGCTGAATGTTTGGAGCTTTACTTTTTCGATGTCTTCGGCGGCGGCGGTGATCACAAACGGGACAACCGCAGACGCGGCGCCAGGGTCTTTGATCGGCTGCGTCAACACCTCTGTCAGACGCCGCTGGAACGACTCGACCGGGTCACCTTCGTCGGTGTCTTCGTCGCCACCTAAATCCATCGAGTCGGGCAGCAACAACATACCCGCCGACAGGCGCGACATCAGCTCTGCTCGCCGTTCCCGACCCACCAGCACCAACTGTTCAGCCACCTCGAGGGATGCCCGCAGCGGCGAGTCGGCCTGTGTCCGGTCCCGAGGGTGGGGGCGCCACACCACATACACGTCGGCGTCGTTGATGTGGGCCTCGCCCTGTAACGGGTTGCCCGAGTTGTCAGTGACCGAATATTGAGTGTCACCGACTTCTTTGCGGAGTTCCTGCGTCGAGTAGATGTCCCACAGGCGCCGCTTCTCCTCATCGACCGACACCAAATAGGCCAGACCGGGGACGTCGAAATGGACAATCAGTGACGACACGAGACGGCGTAGCAGCGCGGCGCCGCCCTCATTGTCGAGCCAATCAACGACCGGGCCGTCCTCTAACCGCTCCGGTTCCGATGTCGGATCAGGGAGTGTGGCGGGGAAATAGTCGAACCGGTTCGCAATGTTCGACCGAACGTTGATGCCGAAATGCAGCTCTGGGAGCCGGTCGTAGGCGTCCCATGCCCGGTCAACCCAGGTCGGGTCGGCCAGTTTCGGGGGGTTGGTGCGGCTGTATCGGACACGGTGGGCGGAGGCGATGAGGGGATGTCCTATGGGCATCACGGTTCCTTTAGGTCGGCTTTGCGTGATGCTACTAGCCGCTACTCCGAATACGACCAGACATGCAGTATCCCAGCCACGGCGGATAGGGCCAGCATTGTGGCCGGCCACTGCCACCAACCCGTCAAAGCCCGCATTGTCACGACTGCCGGGGCTATCCACATTGAGACACACCAGACACATTCGAGCCATCGGCCAAGCCACGACGGACGGGCAGCTACATACACTGGCGGGGATTGCCGCGGCTCGACCTCGAATGTGGCGACCTTCACCCGATCCACTGCTGATGCGTAGAACTCGGTGTTGTCGCCTGGCCATCGCAGCCACAGCCACTCCCGTATTGGTCGCAGGATCTCGTCGGCGACAATGAGGCGGGACAGCCGAAACACTGCTAGGCCGTCGATGATTAACGCTACCGGGTCGTGCATTCTTCCCTATCTCCGTCGAACGAACTCGGGGACGCCGCCTTGGGCGATCAGTTTGCGGGCAGCCTCCACCGCAGCGCGACGTTCCGCTGCCTGTGCCTGGCGTTTCTGATTATCAGCGTCGGGGGGTTTCCGATTGCCTTTGCAGCCACAAGCCACAGTCGTCTCCTATCTGATCCTGCCCGGCAGCCTACCAGCCGTCACCGGCCCGTGTCTGCCCTTGAGAACCGGAGACAGCGGCAACCGTCCGACACGCAAGACCGCCCGTCCCTATGCAGCGACCGTTGATGCATACACCAGGTGCACACGTGCTCCGGGGCGTGGGTCGCTTCGTAACTCAACGCCCGGTCTAGTTGCAATGTGTAGCCTCTCATCTCTGTCCCTTTGCCGATGTAACTACCACACTACACGGTTATGCACAGGATAGCTAGCCGATCCTATCCGGCAGACGACCAAACCCCGAGGACATAGACACTTTCGATGACGGCCTTCCATCCCGATGCATGACCAAATAGCGGAGAGTGTCAGCGCCATGGTCGTCCTGCTTTACCGGGGACTCCTTCAGTTCGTTGCCGGGTGTCGAATCCCAAATGTAGCCGGGGAGCTCATCCGCGGTGCATGTCGGTTTCGCTCGATCGATCAGCGAGTCGTCCGCCTCAACCAACGCGTCCCGCAGCAAAAACAGTCGGGGCTTCCCATCTCCTGCGACTTTGAGCCGGTCGGTGACACGCTGAATACCGACCTTGACCTCTTTCAACGCCGGCCGGGTCGACAGGTTCAGGTGTCGAGCCATAATGTCCCTCATCGAGGTGCCCTGTCGGTCAGAGTCGTGATCACACACGAGCGTCCGCGGTTTAGGTTCGGTCCACTGGCCGCCCCGATATTCGTCCTGGTTATCGCCCACCCATTCACCGCCAGGCGCTACGACAGCCATGATGTCTCGACAGAACTGCGGCACGGTCCGCCCAGTCCGATACCACTCACGGTACATGTAGAGACGCCCATCCGGGTCCTCCGCCCAGCATTGCACCACCATCGGGTTGGTGAACCCGAAGTCGACAGACCAGAACCTTGGCCAGTCGTTGGGGATCGGGAACGGGTCGACAAGATGTATGGCAGGGTCGAACATCTCATAGATGACACCCTCCGCCGACGACCACTTACCAAGCCGGAGACGCTGATAGCGGGGCCCGGTCAACGCATCGAGCTTCGCCATGTAGTCGATGCCTTCTGCTGTGGCGACACCGTCGGCGTCAAACAGTCGCGGGTTATCCTCATGCCTCGATAACAACATGCGGGTCTGGCCACGGTCACAGCGCTTCTTCAGCCAATGTGATTCGTGTGACGGGTTACAGTCCGCCAACAACTGTTGAAACGACAACACCCCGTTGCGTAGCCGAGTCGTCAACGACTCCCAATCATGCTCCGTCAACTCGGTGGCTTCCTGCGCAAAGATAAGATCGTAATCTGTCGACATCACCTTCGACGCCTTGTCCATCCCGCCGAGCATGATCTTCGAGCCGTTCGAGTATCGGTACTGTGCCGGCTGTTCTTTCGAGCCGCCATAGAACGCGACAGCACCCACCGCCTCTGACTCGGGGATGACCCAATTCCGCCACGTTACAACACCGGACCCCGTCAACGAGTTGAGGGTCTTACGCACTAGCAGGCCACGCATCCCCGGATTGAGCAGGGCCGCCAAATGCATTTTCTCGAGCGACGCTCTTGATTTGCCGGTACCTGACGGGCCGGCGAGCAAGACTTCCGGGTTGTGACATTCGATCAGTGTCGCCGCTGAACCCCGCGGTGTGTATGCGTGGGTGAGTGTGCCGGCCGTCATTTCACCGCATTGATATCAACCCCGTTGGCCAGGATCTCTAGCCGGCCACCGACCTCGGTCTTCGATGTCGACTCGCCCACCTCTAACCGATACTTGTCGAGGACAATCGCAAGAGTCGTTGCATACGCCTGCATGTCCCGAGCAGACGCCATCTCGAAGCGGACCTCTGTGGCATCCTTGCCCCGATAGTCGATGTGCTCCTCCGTCATCCGATCAATCGCCAGCAGCGCGACCTCGAGTAACCGGAGTCGTAGCTCCTCCCTCATTTCGGCGTGCTGCTTTTCGAGCCGCTGGGTGCCTTCTTCTAGTTGTTGGTCCCTTGCCGCGGCAAGCCCGGCCTGGTTGGCCCAGTATCGGATAGTACGTGGGGGAATGTTCAACATGCGGCCAGCTTGGGCCGCACCGTGATCGACATAGTGCGCGATTGCTTCGGCGCGTTCCTCGTCGGTGTAGCTGCGTGTTTCCCTACCCATGTCAATGATGTTACCTAGGTTTTACAGGTTTGACTATCCGGTTTCGGTTGGGGGTCTAGTTGTGTCACGGTATGAGCGTGTGCTTGTAATCATCATCTTGATTGTGTTGGTTGTGTGGCTGGTACGTGAGCTGCTGTAGGTCACCGAAGGGTGCTCCAACCCCTTGGTGGCGGCAACAATTCGCGCTGGATGCGCGCCAGCTCATCCTCTCCGTCGGCGATGGCAACGAGGATATCGTCCATCCAGTCCCATGAGATCAGTTTGTCGCCGCGCCATACTGCGATGTTGAAATCGTCGTGATGCCAGGCGTCCCAGCCGTCTGTGATGGCCTCTAGTCGGCTATCCCGGGTTGGGTGGACCCGTTCGTAGTGGCGGAGGATGTCGGTTACGGATCCGTCGCGGGCGTTGACGGTGGTGAAGTAGCTTCGTATCGCCTCGTATCGTCGTTTCTTGGTCATAGCAGTGTCTCCTGTCTGTCTCGCCAGGTGAGGTCGGTGCTCATTCGGCCCGCCATTCCTTCTCCAAACTCCCGACCCGTTGCCTGCCGACCACCTTGCCGACAGAACTCATCCGGGCCAGTGCACGCTTGACGTACAGGCGCTCGAATCCGAGCCGGTCGGCGATTGCGTCGGCGGTCCACCATCCCGTGTCGATGGTAAGCAGGTCGAGGGTGTCGCGTTGTACCGGCTGCCTCACGCGTATCGGTGGGGCGAGGTCACGGCCGAAGAGGACGCGTCGGTAATGCGCGGAGCACATGTTGTTGGTGCGGCTCGGCTGGTCGCATCCTGTGACGCTGCAGGCACGTTTCATCGCCATCGGCGACCCAGCCAGAAGCCGATGAGCAGCAGCGCCGCGTTGAAAGCCGCTTCGAGGAAAAAGCCGCTCATTGTTGGCCGTCCCGTATCCGAGCCTTGTTGTCGGAAAAGGCCTGTTTCACGGCCTGCTCGTCCGACCCGTATACCTCTAACCGTCCGCCCTTGTTGTTATAGATCGGGGCGCGCACGTACCGGACTTTGGGCCGTTTTGGCGCCTCACCCCGCAGGTGATTCCACGGCAGCGCGGTGGTCGAATCTAAATACTCGTTGGTGGTCAACCCGTCGTCCCACAGTTCGGCTTGATACTTCCACGAGGTGGTCGGCTCGGGCACCTCGTCGTAGAGGTAGAGCGTTTCGACCTGAGCGCCCTCGATCCATGCCTCCTTGTCCTTGTTGTGTGCCTCCACCCCGGCCTCGGCTAGTTTCTTGGTGGGAAATAGTGCGTGGACCTGGTAGTCGGAGTAGGACCCGGCGGTCAACGCCCACAGTTTGCGTCGCTTCACGTTTGCCATAGCGTCAGCTCCTCAATCTCGATTGTGTGTGGTAGCACGAGCCACCCCAGCCGCCATTGATAGGCAATGTGGTCATGTGCTGCCCGGGCTGCCGTCCACCAACGTGCCGGGTATGTCATGTTGTCGTGTTGCCATGCGGCTTGGCGGGCGGTGCGGAGGAGGTCATTCATCGACGGTCTCCTCAACACAAGGAAGACGAGGAATCACATATCCGCCGGGGCAGGGGCCAACCGTGACCTCGCCGCCGGGGATACCAAGCGCAGTTAGTGAGTCCTCCATCTCGTTCCCTTTCCCGTCACATTTTGCGGAGAACATTTCCATGACTTTCCTTTGCACCATAAGGTCAATGACAGCTTCTTCGCGGGTGAGGAGGACGCCGTCGGCTCGGGCTTCAAGCAACGCAGCGGCCCGGCAATCATCGATGTCGTCGGGGTCGTAAGGCACCGAGTTGTAGATGTCTAGCGTCTCGGCCGCTTCTTCTCGGCTCGGCAGGTTCGGTGTGTCACTCATCGTCTGCCTCCTCGACAATCGTTTCTGCCAGCCGTGTCAGGTCCGCCCACTGGTAGTACCAACCCCGTTCGAGTAACGCCTTAGCAATCGCCACTATCTGCTCAGCCGGATTATCGGTGGCGAATCGGACAGTCAACTCTTTCGTCGCCGGGTTCCACTCGACCCCTTTGCTCTGCTCACTCATCGTCTGCCTCGCCTTCATCTGCCGCTGCCCACAGCAACGCCATCGCAAACACCAACACGGCACTGGCCACGGCTGCGATCACAGTCACCCACATCACATGCCCCTCTCCTGCTCCATCTGCTCCCATGTCACTTCAACCACATGCCACCACCCGATGATCTCATAGTCCTCGCCACGGATAACCCCGTTACCCATGTCGTCGGTCCAGAGCTCGTCCAGTCCCGACTCTGCGATGAGACGCGGATCATGCGTCCAGAATGCGGCGAGCGCCTCGTCTCTGGCACAGTCGCCGGGGGTAGGTGCGTCGGGGAGGTGGTCGATGGGGTACGTGTAGGGCATCATGATGCACTCCCGTCGTTGGGCATCACCGGCCCGATCACCGACTCCCACGGACCGACCAACAGGTCGTAGTGTGCCTGCGTGAAACCGTGCTGACCGATAAGGTCAGCAACTATAAGCGCCTTGGCGGCGTCCCTAGCGGCCCAGGCGGCGGCCCAGGCGGCGGCCCAGGCGGCGGCCCAGGCGGCGGCCCAGGCGGCGGCCCAGGCGGCGGCCCAGGCGGCGGCCCAGGCGGCGTCCCTGGCGGCGTCCCTGGCGGCGTCCCTGGCGGCGTCCCTACCGGCGGCCCAGGCGGCGGCGGCCAGTTGATCTATCTCGGCGGCTGTTAGTCGCTCCGCCCGCTCAATCAGCGCCGCCATATGTTCACCCTGCGGGCCGAACACCTGATAAGCGGGGAGTTCCTCAATCACGTCGACAGAGAGGAATGCCCGTTTGTTCGGCAGCCTCTCCGATGTCATGGCTCTGCCGACCCCGTGAACGGCGAACAGGCGGCACGGCCATTTCATCCCTGTGCAATCGGTCGGCACAGTCGACACCGACAGGTAGGTGGCCGGCTCGTCCTTTGTGCGGCGTGTCGATGTCGGATGCGTGGTGCGCTCACCGACCTGATAGAGCACTGTCCCTGTCCAAAAGTCGGTGCCGTCGGGGCGAGTAGCCTTGTAATAGGGGGTCTTGGTCATTCGGTCCCCTCCAGTGCTCGTCTCAGTCGGGTGATCTCGTCGGCGGCATGGCGGAGCCCATAGCTGTACCCCTGGAGCCATACGCGGGCGACCTCTGGCTTGACCTCTTCGCCTATCAGACCCTCGGCGTCCGGGTCCCGTCGGCTCAGTTCTAGGTTGCGGCTGAGTAGCCTCAAGATCATGTCCATCTCGGGGGTCATCGTGTCACCCATCCTTTCGACGTCTTGGCCCTCGGGGACAACGGCGGGGTCCGTGACCCCCGTTTCGCCTGGACCCAGGCGCGGGGGTTGTGTCGCCGGATGGTGCAGGTGCGACAGTCGCAGACAAGCAGGTCGAATAGGCGTTCGGCTGTGCTGCCTCCGGGCGTGTGCGAGTCGGTGCGGGTCGATGATGGTGCGTGTGTCATGGTGTCTCCTCTAGGTGGTCGGCTCTCTCGCCGAAGTACTCGTCCGCTTCTGATTCGTCGTCTGGCGGTATGGGCAGCTTGTCGGCGTTGACGCCGTACTGCCATTCGAGGCAGTCGCACAGATACGCTTCACTCACGATCGCTCCGTCTACTGCTACGCACGCTGATTCCGGCCGTCCGGTGTGCCAATGCTTTCTGTGACCGCAATAGCGGCAGACCATGGTGGCCTTCCAGGGCTTACCCATTGTTGACCTCCAGGTGGTAGGTGCCGCTCTCCCATGATGTGCCTCCGCGGGGTCCGGGCGTGTGTACGACTCGGTAGCCGTGCTGTTCGAATGCGTCGATGAGGGCGAGCAGTGAGCGCCGGTAGTGCTGCCCGTATTTGGCTGCGTTGCCGGTGAGCCTCCAGCGTTCCCCGTCTTTGGGGCGTCCGCCGAATGGTCCGACGGTTTGGCCGGCGAGGAGCGCGGCTGCGATCTCGATCTGCCAGGCGCCTTTAGCGACGCCTGCGAGGGTGGTGATGATGTCGGTGTCGGTGGTCATCGCCGCACACTGCCGTGGTCGATGACGGTGATGGCAGCGGCGTCAGCCGGGTCGAGGAAATGCTTGTCGCTGGTGAGTCCCTTCTCGTAGGCGACAAATCCGTTGATGTGACCGAGGACGGTGAGGGCTTGGTCTGATGTGGCCCACCGCCAGCCGTAGCGGTCTGCGAGCTTTGCGGTTTCTTCGAGTGTGCGGGTGGTCTGCATGGTGGCTGCTCCTTTGTTGTGCTGTCCCATACCCTCAACATATCATATGTGCTAGAGCCTGTCTAGTACATATGTGGGGTTAGTTTTCGCGCTCTCCAGGAGGCCGTATCCGTACCAGCGCATCGACCAGGTCGGGACATCTCTCCCCCAGCCACACCTTGTCGACGTGTGGCAGTCCGGTCCATGCGGTGTGTACAGCGTCGATCTGCTGCTCAGTGTCGGTGACACGACGCACCAGGTCGAGGACGGCGCAGACGGCCGGGTCGACACTCATGGTCTGTCTCCTCGCTTCTGAATGCAGGGGCCACACATCTGGATTGGGGGGAGCGTTTCCGCCTCGACAATCTCGCTGTGTGACCCCAATGGGGCCCCTTCCATCGCCCACGCCACAGACGCCTGATCAGCGTCTAACCTCTCGGGATTTATGCGATGCCCAGCGATCCGTACGCCGTGTGGACAGACGGCGAAGGCTGCCCTACTCATCGTCTGCCTCCTTGATCTGTCGGATCAGTGCCGCCGCCAGTGTGTCGCTGTAGACGTCCGATACGATGTCGATGGCGAGCATCCGCCAGTCCCGTCCGTGTGTCACACCGTGCGCCTCGATGTAGGTGATGAGCATTTCCGGGTCGGGGATATGGTCGATGCGGATCGGGTCACAGCCGAGGCCACAGTCGAGGCCACAGCGGAGAGTCATCATGTCAACGTCTCTAGCACTCGATCAATCGTCCCGTCCCACCAGTCAGACGGACGCCACACATATACCTCGGCCCCGGCCGCACGCAAAGCGTTCAGCCACACAGATTGCTCGTCTCCGAGCTTCCCTTTGTCCGATTTCAGTTCGGCATGGATGAGGCGCGTCCCGACGATGCGTAGATCCGGGGCGCCTTTGTGGCCTTGCAACGGTGTGACCCATCCGTGTTGTGTTCTTGCCGGCCGGAAGTGGTCCCACAGTAGGCCGTGATGGTCGAGGAGGTCTCCGATGGAGTCGAGGAGTTGCCGTTCGGTTAGTGGGGGGTGTGCCATTAGTCCCTCAGGTCCCTTCCGCGTTTGGCGAGCACCGCGACGCGTTGCCGGGTGACTCCGATGAGTGCCCCAATCTCGCTGTAGCTGAGGCCTGAGTCGTGCATCTCGGCTACGGCGACGGCTCGTCGGGTGGGGGCGTCCTCGGCTGCGTCGGTGGCGTCCCGGTATGCGGCTGCGAGGCGGGCAATCTCGTCACTCGTCATCGCCTGCCCCTTATCCGTGTCCCGACAACCATCCCGGCCCCGGCGAGCAGCAGCAACGTCCCAAACGCCACCGCAGCCATACTCGAGAACCCGGTGGCTGGTAGCTCGGTTGGCGGTCCGGTCGTCGGCGGCGGATCACTCACCACTGTCACGACTGGTTGGGTCGTTGCCGTGGTACTTGTCGTCGGGGCCAGTGTCGTGCTCGTGTTCGGCGGGGCCGAACTTGTGGTCGTCGTCTTCGGCGTTGTAGTCGAAGTCGTGGATGTAGACGTCAAAGGCACAGTCGTCGTTGGGGCAGATGAGGTAGTGCCCGGCGACGTTGTGGTGGTGGTGGAAGTCGTGGTCGTGGTCGGTGGTGTGGTCGATGTTGTCGTCGAAGAAGTCGTTGACCCAGCGGCCGTCGTGGTTGTGCTCGTTGTGGTGGTGGTGGATGTCGTCCCTCCCGTAGTCGTGGTCGGCGGTGTGCAGTCGAACGTGATCACAAAGTCGAGCGAGGCTTGCCCGTCGCGGCCGAACCTGACATCGATGCTGCCCGTCTCCCCTGTGAGTATCGTCCCGTCGGCTGGCGTGTCTGCCCCCACTGCCCGCTCCACATCGACCATGGTGACCGACTGGCCACCCGACGTCAGGATCAGATCAGTGCCGGGATGCACCGACTCGTTGTTGCCGACCGCCCCGACGGTGCACATCTCGCCGACGACGGGCATCGGCCCGGACCACACCTGATAGGTGGGGCCGTCGACGTGCTGGCAGGGGAGCGACGGGTCGACCCCGTCGACACATAGCCACATGTGGGGGATGACGATCTGTCCGGTGGCTGCGTCGGCGGATGGTGGGATCATCACCGCGGGGGCAATGACCAGGATGACAGCGGCAAACGCTGCGAGTAGGTGTCTCATGTGATGCTCCGTTCAAGGGCGTCGGCATAAGCATTGATGATGGAGGCTCGGGATGTGGAGGCGCTAGCGGCTGCGTCTTGGCGCCATTGCTTGACCGTCCATGCGACGGCCCTTTCAGTGTCGGACTCGAGCGCCGAATAGGTGAGTACGACCGCGAGATAGGTGTAGGTGTCGTCCTGGGTTGCGCTGCCGGTTAGCACGGCGGCGAACCACAGATCCCTGATGGCGTCGTGTATCTTCGCCCGCTCGTCTGCTGCGATGTCGTCCCGCATCTTGTCGATGAGCTCTAAGAGCCGGTCGATCGTGTCGTGTGTCATGTGGTGCCTTTCGTGATGGAGTTCAGGCGTTGAGCGATCTCCGCCAAGGTTGACATCCGTCGGTTGGTCAATCATGGTTCTCCTTGTTGTCGGTCCCCATCTTGCACGTCGAGCCTTCGACTGTCAATAGAGTATTTACACTTAGGGTTGGTGTTGTCGACAGAAGGCAGATCCTCGCAGCCGAGCACGACGGCAACGGTCAGGAAACAACTCCCCACGTCTCATCACTGAGGCAGCACACCGATCGGAAATGTCTGCTAGCTGCCCGTCTGTATGCCTTCTCAACTTCCGACGTCTAACCATTCTTTACCTGCCGTTGCTTTGCCGCGCGACGCGCGACGCCATCAGGGTATAGAACCCCTGATGTCGCGCGTTGCCTTCGCGACATGTCGCGCGACATGTCGCGCCCAATAGATACGGGGGGTTTCTGGGGGTGTGTCGCGCGCATGTCGCGGAAAGCGTGTCGCGCGGGCTGTCGCGCGTAAAAACTGGAAGGTATCAGTGGGTTTTGAGCGTCCACCGGAACCCGTCCGGGTCTTTCGTGAACAGGTCCGGGTAGCGGGACAGGACCTTCCGCACCGACGAGTCGGTGATACCGACCTGTTCGGCGAGCTCTTTCGGGGTCGCCGGTCCGTTGATGAGTGCGTAGGCGATCTTGTCGGCGAGAGTGTCGCCGTCGTTTGCTGCGATCCGGACGTCGTTGGGGTTGACCCCGGAGAAGGTGACTGTGGAGAGTCGCTGATCCTCATGCTCACCTTCGGTGGCGATGTCGATACGCCACGCCAACCGTTGGCCTTTGCGGCCGCTGTTGTTGTCGTCGACGACTTCCCACCGCACCAACGGTTCACCTTCCTGACGTACGGCGTCCCAAATCATGCGTGGCCGGTTCCGGTGCTGGACGGAACCGAACGGCTGTTTCCACCCTTTGCGGATCGCCTCAGATGACTTGTGGGCCAGGACGAGGACGGGTACCCGCAGCGATGTCAGCGAGTTCCAGAACTGGCGAGCGGGCTCATCATCATTCAGCGACCCGCCGATAGCTGCCGAGAGTGAATCCACTATCACAGCTCCGTAGCCGTTTCGTGCAATCTCTCCTGCTACAGACTCGGCTGTGTCTGCCAACGGGGCCAACATTTGCCGATAGGCGACACATGGCTCGAGTGGTTGCCCTGCCCCCTCGAGTACGGCGTAGAGGCGTTCAGCGAACGTCTGCTCGTCGGTTTCCCAATCCAAGTAGTAGGCGGTCTGTGGGGTTGGTTTGCTGGTGTTGCCGGTGAGCACCTCGACACCGAGGGTGCATTGCACGGCTGCGGCGATCCCGATCCACGATTTGAAGCTGTTGGTCGCGGCCGACACGAGGGTGCCGCCGATGGATGGCCAGAGCGGGTAGAGGGTGTATCTGGCCCCGTTTTGGCGGCGGGGGGCCGGGACTGTGGAGGTGCCGCCTTGCCTGTAGCGGCGGATGATGTCGGCAGCGATGCGGTGCACGAACTCGTCGACGTGTGCGATGCCTTTGTCGACTGTCTGGAGGCTACGGATAAGGGAGGTTTTGGCGGTGGCTGATAGCCAGTTGATGCGGGTGGGTGACCAGACGAGGCGGGGTGGCCGCACATCGAGACGGACCACCTCGACTGTCGAGGAGATGGTGTCGGAGCGGGTACGTTCCGGCCACGAGACCGTCACTAAATAGGCGAGCCATTGGTAGGTGACTTCGACCTGGTCGATGGGGGTAACTGTCCAGCCGAACGGTTCACCGACATCCACCGCGGCTTGATGGTCGGTGACCGGTAGCACCGGGTTAGACACTGGTGTACACTCCTCCACTAGACGATGGTAAGTCGCGATCGTAGCAGGGTCGGCCCCCTCCTGTGTGGCTGGCCCTGCTTCGCGTTTCAGGTGACTCTCCCGGAGACGGCATATAGCGACGGTCGACGTATGGTGGTGACGCCGAGCTTGGTTCGGAGCCTCGACAGTTGCCCGGGCGTGTAACCGGCCCATATTCCCCAGAAGAGTTGCGGTTCGGTGAGCGCCCATTCGAGGCATTCGACCCTGACCGGGCATAGGTCACAGATGGCCCGGGCCTTGGCAACGTCGCCCCGCATCCCGGACATGAACAGGTCGGTCTGTCCTTTGCAGGCAGCATCGTTTCGCCACTCAGCCTGCAAGCTGGGGGGGTTCAAACGCTTCGTCACTTGAGCCTCCCTTTCCGGGCCTGCCCGATCCTTTCGATGAGGGTCTCGGCGATCTGCCACGCCCCATCCTCGGCGACACACCCGATCCGCCAGAGCTCATCTTCATACCATTGGCGGCCGTGCCCGCCATATTGCCCATCGGAGAGGCGCGCATGGTCGGGGCAGAACAGTGCCGTGTTTGCGATGGTGTCGGAGGA